GCAAGGTTGCGGATGTGCTAACCACCGAGTACTTCCGTTCTGGATTCTTGGCACGATTTATTTACGTGACTGCGGAAACTCCAGACAGAAGCAAAGAGCTTGAAGATATTCAACAAGCAGATGAGTACGAGATTATTGTTAGAGATACTGTAATGGATAACCTTGTGAAGGGAATCTACAATGCTGTGGTATTCTGGCAAAAGAAGGGTGAGCCAAGCCCAAGACCAATTAGGCTAACTGACCCAGCACTTGAAAGATTTAATCAGTTTAAGTGGGAGATGGGTAACTGGGCAGATAGCCACCCAGAGCGTGATTCAATTGAGCCTTCTCGCCAGCGACTTGCTTTGTCTGTGTGGAAGTGTGCAATTCTTTTGGCAATGCACGAACAAAAGGAGCAGGTTGAGCTACGTCATATGCTAACCGCTATCTACTATTCACAGGATTGGTTTAAGAATCTAATTAAGATGGCTAGTGCTATCTCCGCTTCTGAGTGGCAAAGAGATGTTGATAAGCTAGAGGCCCTAGTTGTTGACAGAGGTGGCAAGATTCGTTATGAAGAAGCTTATCGCAAGTTTAGCAACAAGCGTAAGCGTGAGTTTGATGAGATGGTTCAGGCACTACACTCTCAGGCTAGAGTTCAGATTGCTGTTGATAACAGAAAGAGTTACCTTGAGGTGATTGCATAATGAACAGAGCTGAAGAAATAAAGATGTCTGAATTGCTAAACCTAGCTATTTGGATTAGGGATAATGTTTACTCTATGGATTCCGAAGAGCTAAATAAACAAGTAATGCTACTTGCTGATTATGACGTTCTATCAAGTAGGCAAATATCAGCAATAATTAATAACAAAATAAGTCACAGTTCAATAAGTAAAATGATTGGAAAAAACTCTAAGACAGGAGGCAACTTAAATGTGGACACACTTGAAATACTACGTACTATACTTTATTCTAGGTCGGACGGGAAAACCGACTACAGACTCATCTCCCAGGTACTCAAAGGAGCCACGTCACAAGGAATGATTTCAAGACTAACTGGTGTTAGTCAAAGCTCTATAAGTAGGAGGGTAAATGGCAGTAAATAATCAGAGCATGAAAGCTAAGTTTGAAAATGTAAAGTACGACTTAGCTTCAGTTAATTTTCATGCAGAGAAATATATGAATGGTTCAGTTTATCCGCTTGCAAAGCAATGCTTTCAGTTGCGTGAGATACTTAGGAATAGAAGCGTATATCAGATATATCTAGATGAATTGGAGGAGAATCTTGGAACAAGTAATTCTTAGCCTTGACCCAGGTGGCACTACTGGTTACACCTTAATCGAAGTAAGCGAGAACGAGGAACTAGAAATTCTTAAGGTTGGTCAAATCAAGAATGGCCTTCAGGGATTTCTAGACTTTCACTGGGACGTGCTAGATGACTGGAGAATAGACAAGATTGTATGTGAGTCATTTAGTCTTAGAGAAGGCATCTACGGTGCAGACCTATCCCCTGTGTATATCATTGGGGCACTAGAAGCACTTTATCCAACAACAGAAATTTTATATCAAGAACCAAAGCTAAAGCCTTTGTGTGATAACGATAGGCTAAAGAAGTTGGGTCTTTATATTCCAGGAAAAGAACACGCAATGGATGCTGTCAGGCATGGGGTTATCCATTTAAGAAATTCAAAACATATGCCAACACTAGAGAAAGGTTGGAAATAATGAAAATACTATTTCTTGACTTAGAGACAAGTCCAAACTTAGCATTTGTTTGGGGACTGTGGCAACAGAATGTTTCAATAAATCAGCTAATGGAATCAACCGAAGTGATTTGCTTTGGTGCTAGGTGGTACGGGGAAAAGAAGGTAAACTTTAAGTCTGTGCACCATCACGGTAAGAAGGCAATGCTTGATGAACTACACAAGCTTATGGAAGAAGCTGACGTACTTGTTGGCTGGAACTCAGCAGCTTTCGATAGCAAGCATATCAAGCGAGAGTTTCTAGAGAATGGCTACTTGCCACCATCTCCTTACAAAGAGCTGGACTTGATGCGTGTTGTGAAGTCGCAATTCAAGTTCCCATCAAACAAGCTGGACTATGTAGCTCAGACGCTTGGTGTTGGAGCTAAGGTGCAACACTCAGGCTTTGACCTGTGGGTTGGCTGTATGGCTGATGACAAAAAGTCTTGGGCCAAGATGAAGGAATACCAGATTCAGGATGTAGACCTGTTGATTGACCTTTATGAGATACTAAAGCCTTGGATTAAAAATCACCCACACTCAGCATTGTATAATGGTATTGAGGGTGGATGTAGTAATTGTAGTTCTACTAACCTACAACGCAGAGGTCAAGCAAGAACCATTACAGCCAGCTATCAAAGATTTCAGTGTATGGACTGCGGTAAATGGCTCAGGGGAGATAAGTCTATTGAGAAAACTACTTATAAGTCTATATAATGGATTGGGTAACTTTCTAATTAAGGGCGAAATAAAAAGACTAAGCTCTAAGCCCGTTGAATATCCTGCTGGTCCGTTCTCTGGAGATAACGGAAAATCCTTGTCATACATGAGTACAACTATGTATGACGAGGAGCAGGATATTGAACTTAATGTTAAATATGTTTGCTCTTGTGATGAGTATGTCTACGAGATGAGGGTAGAGGGTAGCTTTGCCTGCATCCACTGTGATTCAATTTGTAAAGAAAAAGGCTGTGTTATATGCCAAGCTTTAAACGATAAGGATTTGTGGTCTGATGCCAATCTATAGCTATAAATGTAATAAGTGTCTTAAGGTCTACAGCGAGACTAGGGGTATGTATGAGGAGTCTAAGATGGGCAACTGCACGGAGTGCAAGGTGCCAGTTATTAGGCTTTATGAGGTTAGGGGTATCTCCTTCAAGGGAGATGGCTTCTATTCCAACGACAAGAAAACAACAATAGAATTTAATGGATAAGATATACTGGTACAGTAGAAAGGCAGCAAATGAAAAGACTACAAGAATTTAGTCAAGACCTGTACGACCAGACATCTGGAGACGAGAGGGCACTTGTTGATGCAATGCTTGGAGTAGTAGAACAGTTTGGTAAGTTCCAGTCAGAAGGCAGCTCAATCAACGCTGGCTATGATGATGCACAAAATAATCCAAACTTAGACATCGGCGTTAAGTGTGGCAACTGTGTATTTCACATGGGCGAGGGTGCGGAGATTGAGTGCAGTGCAATTGAGCAGGACATCGAAGAAGACGGCGCTTGCAGATTTGCTGCAATTCCACCAGGACTTGTAAATGCACCTACTGGACTAAGCGAAGCTAGGCAAATTGAAAAGATTGCAATTAGGATTTCTAAAAAGAAATAACGAAAAATAATAAAACCCCCTAATCAAAAGACTAGGGGGTTTTATTTTGCCCAATTACTTTGGTAAGTTTGCTAAGATGTTTATTGCAGTTGCAGCAAAAGCTAAGATAGCAAGTAGTAACGCTAAGTTCTCTTTGGTTTGACTACGCTGAGTTTCTAGTTTTTGAACATCAAGTTCAAGTTCTTGTACGTCATCTTTAATTTCTTTTATCTGTACATCTTGAGCATCGGATTTTTTTTCCAAACGCTCGATTGAATTACGCACCGATTTAATACCTTCCTCAATGCGCCCAATAGCAACTAGAACTTCTGTGTAATCTTCAGGCATTAGGTATTACTTTTCTTCATCCTGAGAGGGGACATTTCTGTAGGCCATAGCTGACCCAGTTAATCCAAGAACTGCTGTTGCTATTGCAATGATGTGTCCAGCAACGTCTCCTGAAACAATGTTAAGTACAGTTAGTAGTGGGACAACTGCTACAATAATTCCGTAAATCCATCTGCGTACTTCTGGTGTTGGGTTGAATTTCATATTGTCTTCTTTCTTTATTAGATTGCTATCCAGTTTAAACCAAGGGTTTGAGCTGTGCTTCCGCTAATTCTTACAATTTTAGCCTGAAACTGGCTGGCTGTTACAGTGTGTATTGTTGCTGTATAAGGACTGGCATCGCTGGGTCCAGAGATACAAGCAACAACCAATGGGGCAAGCGAGAAATATCCAGAGGGTAAGGTCACGGTTATATTTACAGCTGTGGAGGTGCTGGTTGGCGCAGCAAAAGAAAAAGAACCAGATGCTGGACTAGAAACTTGAGTTTTGAAATCCTGTAAGTCAGCATTAACTAAAGCTAGGACTTCCTGAACAACGCCAATTGCATCATCTGCTGTTCCAGCTAGAGATGCAAAGTGTGTTTCAAGTGGTGCAATATTATCACCTGATGTTGGGTAGGTTATTCCCCTTAGAGTTTCTGCCATTGTTCTATTATACCTTATCCTTATTCTCAAGAGCATCAAGTCTACTCGCAAGAGATTTAATTAATTCATCTTGATGTTTAATTGCTGTAAG